TATACGAATATGTGACAAGTTGGCCTTCGTAAATTGGAAGGTTGATAAAAGAGAAACTTGTGTTTGATTTTGTTACTGTAGTTTCACTGAGAGTCACGAATCCATAACTAACACCATCGATATCGTTTGATAAAAATCTAAATCCTTTTGGAATAGTTAATGTTGCCGATGTATTTGAATTCGTATTCGCAGTAAAGTTAATTGTTGCTCTAGGTGCTTTACGAGAATATGGAACATAACCTAAAGTTTTGGCATGTGATACTACGGAATCACGAAGCAGTGCTGTATCCATGAATGCTTCATTGGCAATCATGTTTAGATAGTATGCTTGATAATGTGTATTATAGGCAAGAATATCCAACAGAACAGACAGACCAGAACCTTCAAAGTCATAGTCAGTAAATTCCGATTGTTGATTTAAAAATGTTTTTAGATTTCGCTTGATTGCATCAAAATCAAGTTCTGTTACTCTTAGTCTGTCTGCCATTTTTATCTAATTCTCTCTAAGAAGAAATCAATAGTGATAGGATTAGGATTGTTTATAATCATAAAAGTCATTTTCATACTGTAAAGATTATCGTCTGGGTACGCAGTGGCATTTAAATCTAATATTCTAACTCTAGGTTCATAATTATTGATTACTTCAGCAATCGCTCTTTCTATTTGTGCTGCAATAATTGGGTCGACGTTTTCAAACAAAAGTGAACGAACTCCACTTCCCAATTCAGGACGAAATGGTCGCTCGTAGAAATTAGTAGATACAAGATTCTTTACAGAATTGATCACGGCATACTCATCCAAATATTTGGTCACATCTTTCTTTACTGGATGAGCATTAAAATTTAAATCCAAGTCCCTATAAGTTCTTTCGGAATCAATTCTTGGATTATTGGATGTTATTGTGGTTGCCATTGTTTATTTATTCAGCCTCCAGCAAAGACGTTACCCGAACCAGATGTTAAAGTGTGACCAGAATACTCGTCACCTTTTCTACCAACACCTTTTCCGTTCACAAATACGGTACTAGAATACGATGTCAAAGACACTACGTGCGGCACACAAGAATCACCAGATTGTATTAGATGCACTTGACACAAATCTCCAGCACGAACTGCACCAATGCCATTTACAAACACATCCGACGAACCCTGATCAGTCACAGTTGTAGCGTCACAGCCGTGATTGGTTGCTATAGAATCTGTTCCGCTTTTTCTTGATACTGCTGGCATGTTAGTTTAGATTAATTGTCTTACCGTTTACGATTACATCACCAGTTACATTCAGTCTATAATCTCCATCAACATATATCTGAACATCACCTTTAATATACACAGCCTCATCACCTGCTACCACTGTGTACTTGTTTCTCTGTATTCTTTCTGCACGATCACCCTCTGGTCCCCACTCTGTATATGAACCTGAACGATGATACACATGAACACGCTCCGCACCTTTCGTATCATCAAACTCCAATGCATGTCCTGACTCAGATTCATACACATTATTGTATGGATACTTTGCATTATAGTACGGTGCAGGTTCTACTTTATTTGCACGTTTTGCTTTCTTTGCTGCCACAATCTCTGACGGATAATCAGCATCGTTTCGTGCAAGTCTGGATGTTGTTGGTTCATCTAACTTACGTGGATAATTTGTTGCAGATTCATATGGCTTAACTGGTGCAGCAGCAAGTTCAGCAGATGTTCTTGGATCGTTAAACCCTTGTTGTCTGTTTGCTGCTTTCAATGGAATGCTAGGAAACATACCTAACAACACAGGTTCTTGTGCGTTTTCTCCATCAATAAAAAAACCAAACACCATATCACCTTCTTTGGGTGCATATATATTTGGTGCATTCACAGGCACACTCGGCATAGCCCAAGGTAACATATTAGTTGGCAATTGCATTTTATTATCTGAATGCCATCCAACACAACGAACACGACAACGACCTAATTTTAATGGGTCTTGTCTATCCTCAACAACACCAATCCACCAAATAAATCCATGTTGTCCAGCAAAATCTTTATTCATTAATACTGCTCCAATACTTTATTGGCAAGAGGATTACTTACATATTGTGCTGGATTGTTTGTTGAATCAGATGCAACTTCAATTATGGTAACATGTCTTGTTAAACCGATGATGTGTCTTGTACCAGTAATAATATATTTACCACTCACAGTCAAATCTTCTGCCTCATTCTCACCTTTTGTTTTCATACCAAAACCTTGCGTTCTAAAATTTACATTGAATCCCGATGATAAACTAAAGTTACCAGGCATGGTAATTTTCAATCTTTTTGCAATCAGATTATTCAAAATTGCTTTTCTTTGAAAAATAGACAATTCTTGTGTTTCTGTTTTTGAGATTGAAGCCGGATCATATTTTTTAATATAGTTACTATTCTTTCTTGCTGCACCAAATATACTTAATACTTTACGTGAATCATATGTTGTAAAATTCGATGTTTGATTCTTATTGTGTATTTCTGATGCAGTTGAATTCTTATTGCCGTGTTCAACCAATGAATAATGTGAGTCAAAAGTAAACGGTGTAGAACCCATAGTTCTAGTCAAAGGATCAAACCCTATAAACTGACCTGCATTAACACCAGAGGTGATCTTATCCACAATATCATTTTGTGTTATGACTTCATAACTTCTGGCACTTGTCATTTCATAAAAGTCATTGTTGTCATCAATGTTTTTGGGTGAGAAATTAATATCCAAAATAGAGGGTTTAATTAACAACTTTGACAATGAACAGAAATTATATCCAACAATGTTGGAGAAGAATAAAAAGTCTGGTGCATTTTTAGAATCAATTGCCCTTTTAGCACACCAATCGATAGCATCCAAAGGCTGTAGATTTGGAACAATTATCTTACGTATGCCAGAACTATTTTCAATAATACCTTGTTTACTTGCTGGAACTTTCAGATAATTAGTCAGAATTTTCTCAGCAACTTTGGAATACGTAGTTTCATAACTCTGATTGATTCTTTGTTGTGCAGAGAAAATAAACTCATCGGCCACAAAATGAAGTACGTATGCTTCACTGGTCTGATTAAGATTTTTTCTATCAGACTGACTGTAGATTCTAAATGCTTTTTTATACGATAAATCTTCAGAGTCTTGATCTTTTTTAATTGTTATTGCAATAACTTCAGAACCATCATAAGTTAATTTTTTAGATAAGCCTACAGCATCAGTAATAATAATATTACCAGAGAGTATAGGTAGAAACAAAGAATCATATAGATTCAGTTCCTCAAACATATTTGTAACATCAACGGGTCCGCCTTTAGTGACTACCACTATTTCTGTTACTCTAAACTGTGATGACTCAATTACGTTCATGAATTAATAATTTCTTTAAATTCTTCTACAACAGAGCCAGCAAATTCTGGCTTTAACAGTTTGATTGTTCTTTTTGATTCATTAACTTGCATCTCATAATCATAATAAGTTAATTTTTCTTTCGTAACTTTTTCTGTTACAATCGCACCACTTTCTAATGTAAAAGTTCTAGTGCTTTGAATTACGTTTGCATAAGCATTTGCTGTAATTTGAATTTTTTCCGTAATAGTTTTATTGTCTATTGTTGATGTTGATACAGTTCTAGTATTTACCTGATAGTAAGAATGAACATTATTGATACTTTGTGCCCAAGCAAGACCTGATTGCACTGTCGTATTCGATGCGCCGTTTGCGGCATATTTGTTATCGACGTACTCAATAAAGTTCGAATAGTTCAATGGCCAATCATACTGAGGATCAATAATGTCGTTAAACAACAAAACAATCCAATGTCTTTCGGGATTGTTATAATACTTTGATGCTATAGATTCTGGTGTATCTGTATCTTTAATATTGTATTTGTAGAACGCAGCAGAGTTTTCTTTCAGTGAGTTTTCAAATGCAAAACGAGATATAATATTCGTTACAGTATCAAGGCTAGTTGTGTTAGCATCAACCGTATAAAATGTTAGTGGGTAATAGTTAAAAAAGTTTGCCATTTATTTCGACCAGTCGTAATTGGTAACAACTTTGCCAGCAACAGAAGGGCTTCCAATATCAAAATCTTCTTTTGTGATGTATGTTGTTTCTCTAAAACCTAATGACATTTGAATTGCTACAGGCATACCTGTTCTACCTAAAGCAGGATCATTATCACCGATGGATTCATATGCTGTCCATCCTCTTGGTGCATAATTTACTTGAATACTCTGCAATACGCATGTTGATATTGGAGGTATGTTTGGATTCTGTTTACCCGCATAGAAAAATTTAATATCAAACTCTGATGGTGGTATTAATAAACCAGATTGTGTTTTGGAGTTTGGATATCTTTCTAGTTCAGGCGCTTGATGAAATCTAAAACGTTCAATAATCTTTTGCACTTCATATGCTTCACGTTCACTTCTTGGATAAAAGAAAAACTCGAACTGAAATGTACGCAACGTTGGTGAACTGTAAAGTAGTTCTAACATTGGATTAGTTACACGACCAGTTCCAGCAAACAATCCTAAACGACCTACATTACCACCTACTCCAAGTTTTTCTAATGCTGCCTCACCAAACTTTTGTGCTAATCCAGATTTCTTAGCAGCATTTACCAACGCCTGTGCTTTATTCTCACCGCCATTTCTGAAGATACTTAATAGTTCAGGTGCAGCAGCCAATGCTTGACCCAACAGTTCTTCACCAGGCCTCATTTCAGAATAGTTTTGTTCAGAATCAAAATTGATTGTATCTGGCATGTACAAAGCGATTGCATCACTTGTTAGTCTGGTTGAGTTCATAAACTCAAATGGCGATTTGTCAATAATTGCTTTTACAGAACGTTCAATTGCAGTATCAACTTTTTCTTCTCTTGTTGGTGGTTGCGGACCAGCAATAAATCCCTCAACAGCACCAGTAATTTTTCCCAATCTACCACCGGTTCCAAACTTCTGTTTGATTGCACTTGTACCTTGATTCAAATAAGTAGACAACTTATTGTTTACTACATCAGCAAAAGATGGATTAGTTTTTACAATTGAACCTCCACCACCAGCATTTCGTCCTTCACTTAATTGTTTCTGTATATCAATTTCTTGTTGTGCGTCCCACGATTGCCCACCACGATCTGAAACTTTAAAATTAGTATTTTTCTGCTCACGAACAAAGAAAACCATATAGTGTCCCTTATCAGCAGAACCAACAGATAAAGGATACTTTAAAGTTGTTTTTTCGAAGGGTGTTCTTTCCAGTGCGGCAAGTCCATCTGCACCAAATTTTCTAGGTTCAATATCGTTGAAACGTATGTCTGAAAGACCGAAGAATGCCATGAGGGTTCCTATTTGTTGACTAGATAGTATTTATGTCAAATAAAGGAAGATTTAGACCGAAAAACCCACAGAAATATAAGGGTGACCCCAATAATATCATCTATAGGTCTACGTGGGAAATAAAGGTAATGATTTATTTAGATGAGAATCCGAACGTCATTTGGTGGGGTTCGGAAGAACTTCCCATTCCATATCTCAGTCCAGTAGACAAAAAAAAGCATCGATACTTTCCAGACTTCATAGCCAAGATGC